CGTATCGGTCAAGTCATTTAATTCAGCCTGAAGTGCAGAAGCAATCAAACCACGTTCAACAGTCGTGATGATGGCACCTGAGCCTGCGTCAGTCACGTCGCTGAGTTCGGTGACGCTATCTGTCTCACGAATGACGTTGGCTGCACCCTGTTTCAATCGGTCGCTTTCGTTACTATCGAGCCATAGCGTGTTAGCATCCACCACGCTTGGGATTGGGATAGCAGGGTTGCTGCCCTGCGGGGTGAGTTCAAGCCCTGTCGGGTCAATCAGCCCCGTCACGGTCAACTTGCCGTTAACGGTGAGTTCACCGCCCGCAGCGTCCCACGTAAGGTCAGCATCGCTTGTGAAGCCACCTACACCGTCAGACAACTGCACGTAGCCTGAGCCGCCGTGTGCGTTAGGCGACACCGCACCGCTTGCGAAGATGACACTTTGCCAATTGGTGCCGTCGTACACGAAAACACCGGCTTCCTTGCCGTCCAACACCGCGCCAAGCCCACCGTTGTCGAAGGTGATGGCGTTTGTACCGTGGGCTGCGTGGTTGCTCACGAAGACCGTGTGGCCCGCAGGGAACGTGCCGGTCGGGTTGAACTGATGCGCAGCCGTGGGCGTGATGACGAATACATTACTCTCATTGAACGTGAACGTCGTAGTGCTGCTTGGCGTCAGGGACTTAATGCCCGATGGCCCAAGCACATGCGTATGCCGCGTACCGCCGCTATCCTTGGCTGAATAGTATAGGAGTGAATCACCGTCAGCGTTGTATGATTGCCATAACGCACCCATTCGGCTACCCGCCAAATCACCCGCTTCGTCGCCGGAGTGTACCGTATCAATGTCGGTGATGGCGTTTGTACCACCCACCGAACCACTTGTAACAGGAGTGAAATAAATTGGTGACGGGCGAGCGAACACGCGCTTGTCGTTGCATTCCTCAATCTCCATCTTGAGGTCGCCACCTGCACCGTTGTACACGACACGCAGCGTAGCAAGAACGCAGGTGTTCTTGTTCGTCAGCGAGCCGGGTGCATTCAGGAATGCAGACGGTGAGGTGGGGTAGGTGTTGCTTGCCGTGGTGACAGGTGTACCCATCTCCCAATACACGTTGTCAGGCGTACCACCGTCTGATGAGACGTACACCACAACGAGGGCTTCCTGACCCGTTGTGAGGGCCGTAGGCGAACCTGTCTTGTGTACGCTTGTCGTGGTAATAGGCACGTCAATGCTGCCGGAGTGACCGCCTGCGAACGAGTACAGTACACCGTCGAGAATGGCCGTACCGCCCGAAACGCGGAACGTGTACGTGTTGGTCACTTGGTCGCACGTACCGGGCAGGTTCTCAGGCACGTCACGGTCGCTATCACCGTACGCGGTGTCCTCTTCAAGCAGAATCCCGTTGCCGTGGATTCCTTCAAGGTAGTTCGTCATGGTCGGACTGAGGATATGGTCCCCGTCCGTCAGCCCGTCAACGGCAGTAGCCGTGCCGGTCAGCGTCAAGTTGGCCTTCGTGTGGCCTGAAAGTGGGTTGCCTGTCATCATTCCACCTCAATAACAATCTGAATCTTCATTTCATTGGACCCATTTTTCGTGAAGGGTGCAATGTTGAATCGTGCCACCGGAAGGAAGTCGTCGGTGTCGCGCATCTGCACGTACACTTCGCGCAGCGATTCGCTGAACGATTCGTCAAAGGGCACGGTTGCTTCGATTAGGACTGAAGAATCGTCAACAATGGTTACCGCAGGTACGAGCGTGATGGCGGGTCGGCCTGCTGAACCGTCGTCACTCGTCGCAGGCGTACCGTCAAAGCCGAGCGTCACCTCGTTGATGTTCGCCGCCACCGTCTCAATCAGCAGACGGCGCAGGTGGTTGGAGACAGGCATCACACTTCCTCCGTCGGTCCCTTGGTCATGCCGATGGACAAACCGTTGCCACCAATTTTACCACGTGTACGGGTGCCTTTAACGCCGCCGATGAGAATAGCCGTGTTGTTCACCCTTCGGCTCGTAATCGTTGTTGTCACGATGAGGTCCACTTCACCGAAGAACGACAGGTTGTGCCCCACGCGCTGCACGTACGTCGAAGGACTTTCGTTGTTGCTCATGACCGTTGAGGCCTCTCCGATGCCCTGCAACACCCCCTCAAGTCCCGTTTCAAGGTTCAGCAACGTCAGGTCGCTTGTGGCCTCAAGCGGGTGATGGATGACTTCGGTGATGACCTTGTTATCCCCGCCGTACTTGATGACCATACCGGGACGCAGGTACGTGAGGTCAAGGTGGCCTGAAGACGTGATGGCACCCTTGCTCAAGGCTTGACCTTTGAGGATTTGACGTGCAACACGCCGTGCTGCGTTTGTGCTGCGCACGGTGTGGTCAACCACAGGTGAGGGGCTTTCGCGCACTTCCTCAGCCTGACTCTCAGCATCGCTCACGGTGACAACCACCAAGTCGTTCAGGGCCAACGGTAGGCCCTGCACCGTCACGGTGTTGTCCGAGTTATCCACAGGTGATTCGCTTTGCGCACCGGTACGCAAGTTCTCGTCAATGCTGACGTTACTCTCGCTAAACGACACGGGTACGTACAACAGGTTGCCAAAGCGGTCAAGCAGAATGATGCGGCTATCGTGCCGCCCAAGGAAGCGCAGCGCGGTCATGAGGTTCGTGTTGGTGAAGTCTTGACCGACAAAGCGTGTGCTATGGTTGCGGTACGATGCGGTCAGGTTACGCGGTCGGGACAGGCCGATGCTTGTCGTGCCGTTGGTCGCGCTTTCCGCGAGTCTGATGGCGAGGTCGCTTGTGCGCAGACCTACACCGATGGGCTGCCCAAGCCGCACCGAATCGCCGGTAAAACCAATGCCATTTAACGTGCGACCTTTCATGTTGCGGAGTGAAAAAAGCACCCCGTTGCTTGAGGTTGAAATACCATCTCCGATGAGTCGCTGTGAAAAATCAGACCCATTAAACATCAGCATGGGTTTGTTGGCGTCGGAGAGTACATCAGAACCAAAGAACGGCGAGCCTGCAAACGTGTGACCGGCTGCGCTCTTGTGCGTCAGTTGGACGGTTGACTCACCCTCCACGACCGTGTACTCGCGCTCGGGCATGACCTGCAACGTGCGCGTCATGTTCTGCTCGACGGTGACCTTGGGCTTGCCGCTCTTCTGCACGCTGAGTCGCCCGTAGTGAATGGCGTTGTCCACGAACACAGGCTTGCGTACGTGGGTCATGATGGCATCAGGCTCGCCATCATAGCGTGTGCCCTGAATCACCGTCATACAACATCAAAACCCCGGTGGTCGCCTTACGTCAGTCGGTGGGAGCGGCGGCAGAACCCCGACAAGTCCTCTCTCAACCAACTCATCAATGGTTGCAGGCTTGCCTCTTTCCGCTTCCCACCGTGTAGCACGGATTTCAGGTTGCATCCCCAAATCAGCAAACCAATCAGCCTTCTGCTCTCCTTCAGCATCGTGTGATTGCAAAGCATCCAATGCAAAATCCTGCATCTGAGCAGGGGTACGTACACGCTCACCAAACATGTTTGGAAGTGGAATGTTCACAAATTGTTCGGGTTTATATCCGCCGTATTGGAAGCCTTCAGGATAGCCGTGCAAAAGGTTGGGTCGCCAATACTGCGGGCTTTCAGTAATTCCAAGTAGTGTGTGTGGTTCAGAATAGCGTGATGTAATGTCAGGATTAGCGAGTGCCATGGCATCAGCAGGTGATACCCACGTACCGCTTACTGTCTCGATTCGGGGGTCAAACACGCCGGGAAGTGCTTCCCTACCGTGTTGTCTCATTTGGTATTCAAATTGGAGAGGTTGCCCTAACTTTTCACCGATGATTGGCCGAGCCTGATGGTACGTTGATGTACGCCGTTGTGGAATCCATCGAAGTGCAGCAAGGTCTTCTCCGCTCCAATCAGGCAAAGGTGGCACCTGCTTGAGCAAGTACGCCCAAGCAAGGTCCATGGGTGACGGAGCCTTCTGTACCCGCTCAGGTAACTTCTTGCCTTTGGGTGTCTTGCTCTCGTACTCTTCAGCCAACTCAGGTTCTTTGGCGTGCATATAACGCCGTTGAGCCTGACTGACAAACGGCATGTTCACCACTTCACCTTGTCAGCCCAATACGCCGCACTCAACTTGCCCCGCTTGATGTTCTTGGCATGGCGAGCCTTGAACGACTCACGACGCTTGCGGTATGAAGCAGACTCGCCTTGCTTCTTCGGAGAGCCGGACACGCCCTGCTGACCGAAGCGAATGGTCTTGACCTTCCCACCTTCACGGGCCACGACGACGTGGCTCTTCTTCGGGTGGTTGGGTGTGCGCTTGGGCTTGTTGAAGCCGCTCACGCCCGCACGCGCAAGGCGTGGGTCACGCTCGGCTTTCTGCATGCTAAGTGGCGAGCCGCACGTCTGACATGCACCTGCGGTTGCGGGAGTCTGAGCCAAGCAATGCGGGTTGGTACAGGTCGCCATGCCCTGTTGTACGCCAACCATTCGACGCTTTACGAGTACGTCGCTCTTTTCGACCTTCTCTTCCTTCTTGGGCTTTCCAAGAGCAATGACCACGACCATGCCTTTCTTGCCCTCAGGCTTGTCCTTTGCCATGTTTAACGCACTCCTACGTAGTTTTTCAATTCACCTTTGATAGTGGCGGGTGGTTTTCCGTGTGCATAGACAAGAACAGGTGTATCAGCATGCCCCATTTGTCGAAGGGCCTCCATTCTATGCCCACCCTCTTGAAATCCGCTGAACTCACCGTTTCTGAACTCAAGTTCAGGCATACCGATAGGCATGCCTTCATTGATGCCTTGAATGATGCGTGCAACATTTTCACGGCTACCTGCCCTACCGTCCCATCGAAACTGAGCATCCCTACCCGGAACAGGACCCGTTCTTGAGCCGGTTGCTACCATGTCAAAATACTGATTTGGTGTCATTTCGATAGGTCCATCACCAAGACTCCATTCATACGGCTTATTCCCAATGGTGGGTTCCTTCACATAATCATCAGCCTGATATGCCATACGGACACCGGGCACATTGGTATCAACAATTGGCATTTTGACGATGGTTGGCTTCCCACCAACACCTTGCTTCTTTGCCCGCTTCCGCTTGGTCGCAGCCCGCTTCTCGCCCTCGCTCATTGAGCCTGATGTACGAGGTGTCTTGGAACTGACCTTGACCGATGGGCGGCACTTAGGGTAGCCCTTGCTGCTCTTGCTTGCCTTGGAGCGACCGCATGGCGGATGCTTGCCGTCCTTGTCCTTACGGCTTACGTCCACCCACTTCTCCTTGAACCAACGGCGCAAGTCCTTGATGACAAGCACATCGTGGCAAGTGCAGCGGTCAGTCACTTCTTGTCCCCCTTCTTCTTGCGGAACTTGCCCTGACAGTACTGCACGGCCCAACCGTTCGCATATGCGGAGGGGTACACCTTGAACTTCCGCTTAGCAGCCTTCTTGCCCGCTTCGCACAGTTCCTTCAGCACGGCCCAAGATTCGTCCATCGGCGTCATGACGCATCACCCGAATGGTCTGATTCACCGTAGTTAACATCTCCTTTATGCCCCTTCGGGTGCAGGGATTGGCTGAATCGAGCCTTTACGGTGTAGTCTGCACGTCGCTCGGTGTCGTCGCTTTCCGCACTCGTACGCCTACGCGCAGCGTCACTACGATGGTGCTGCAAGGAGTTCTCACTAATGACAAGCCGAGTCACGTCGTTGTCCAATTTGCTTGTGTCCATGCCGTTTGAGCCGCCGAGGTTTGGCCCCTTGCTATCGGGCACGGTGTCGCTCGTCGCAATCACCATGTGGTACACAGGTGCGTAGGGCGGGTTGGTGTCAGGGTTGGTGGCCCTGATGTACTCGCCCGCAGACGCACGTGCTGAGGGCATCTCGTAGGCGTACACGCCGTACTTGCCGCCACCCGTGGTCGAGAAGTAGTTGGAGCCGTACTGCGGGCTGCTGCTATGCAGGTTGTTGTTGGGGCGGAACATCTCAACGTGCTGCTCGTCAAGCAGACGAACAGGCCTGAACATGAACGAGATGGTCTTGTCGGTGTGGTTCATCTGCGCTGAGGTACTGTCAAACGTGGACGTGGCGTACGGGTTGCTCGCCTTGTCTGCACCCACCGGTCCCCAACCGTAGTCGCTGACCGCAGCGAGGTAGTTGCGCGTTTCTGCCACGTACGTGCCACCAAGCGGGTTGAAGTTGCTTGTGTGACTGAACCGGGCCACACCACCAACCGGCTGCGCACCAAAGTTCAGTCCTGTATAATCGAGGTTGCCGATGGTCTGCGAGCCTGCGGTCATGCCGCCGACAAGCACGACACGCTGCCCCACTCCACGGTCTGCGTGCAGACTGTGCGCTTCGGTGTTGAGCGCGATGAGGTTGTCGTCCACGCCCTCCACGTTCTCGGTATCAAGCCCGATACGCGGGGCTGAACGGGACACCGCGTCGGTGTGCTTGGTCGAGCCGCTGATGGTTTCCACACGCGGGCTGACGACCGCTTCAGGCTTGAGCAGCCCGTCCTCGTCAACGCTGAGTCGTGCGCTGATGCCGCGCGGTACCTCGTCGCTCGCCAACTCATCGTTGCGCGGTCGGATGAATCCGTCACCAAACACAGGCTCAGCGGTGTGGTGCGACAAGACAACGCCGGTCGTGTAATCAGCCTCATCTAACGCGGTCAGCCGGTCTTCGTTGAACTGCGTCGGGTAGCGAATGCCACGCCCGTTGCCCATGTCACCTACGCGCATCGCGTTGGCAGGCATGAACGCATCAATCAGCGTGTTCGCGTTGTTGTTGTTCGTCGTGTTTTGACGACCACCAAAGCGCGGGATGGTGACGCCGGGAGCGAGTGAGATATTACTTGAGGCTGAATCAACAATGCCCTTGAGGTTGACCAACGGTGAGCCGTCGTTGTACAGTCGCTCGTACGGTGTGGCATCCGTGCTGCGTCCGGGGTCGTAGGCGTCACCCGCATCCCACGCGGGCCTGATGCCGAAGCCGCGCACAGGGAAGCGGCGCACGTCCTCACCGCGTGTGTTGCCCCACCAATCCACCAAGTAGTACATCACGGCCTCGTCAATGTTAGCAATGTCCTTGCCGTTGTCGTCGCCCCACCAATCACGAATCACCGTGGACTTGTTGCGCAGGGTGCGCACAGGCGCACCGAAAGAGCGCGTCATGCGCATTCCGTCGCTATACCGAACCTGCCGCTCAGCCATGTCCACGCCAAGCATGCCGCTGAAGTTGGTCTGCCGTTCCATGATACCCACGTAGGTTTCAGGGTACACTTCGTCGGCTAAGGTGTCATGTCCCCAAGCACCCGTTTCTCGTTGTACCAACGGTCCATGTTGGTAGTCTGCGGTATAGTACGGACTACCCGCACGGTATGCTCGCATACCATAGAAAGACCATTGCGGTTTGTTGTAGGGCTGACGCAAACCAAAACGATAGCCGAACGGAAGCGGCTTGCTATTCAACGGTGGAGTGGTCGAGTACAATTCAGTTGTAATGCCACTACTCACCGCGTATGAACTCCAAGACGCCATATCAGCATCTTTCCAAGCGTACCGGTCATAACCATACAATCCTGAGTAACTCCATGAAGACGATACTGCGCCGTACCCATCAAGACAACTGATGAGAGGACAGCCACG